TCATCTTATCAATAAAAACAAAGTAACCTTTACCTGTTAACATCTTAACCTTCATAGCTTTCTGATAACGAGACATAGCATCTTCATCTTTACTGTCTAATCTAGTAATAAAATCTTCAGTCACTAACCAACCTATATTACAATCATCAGGGTGGTTAATAACATGGTCAGCTATCTCCCAGAAGTCACCATGCTCCATTTCTAAGTAACCCGCCCATGCACCTCTTCTAGTATTACCTTGAGATACATCACGAGATAACTGTACAAAGTCTTTGAGTACGGGAAGTACACCACTTGCCACTCCTCCAGCGGAAATCGGCATACCTCTCTCACGTATCTCACCAAGATAACTTGAAGTACCAAAACCATTCTTACTAAGAACTGCTGTTTCTTTTTGTGAATCATAAAAGTCATAGACATTATCACCCACATAATTACCACTACAAGATACAGGACAACCTTTCTTAGAACCCATGTTAGCTAGTACAGGGGTAGAGCAGGCAAGCCATCCGTTCCACATAAGATTAAAGAATACTTTTCTGTAGTGTTCTTCTTCGCTTCCCATATGACTTGCTGCCGCAGTTGAGATTCTTTTATAAATAGAATATAAGTCAGGGTATTCAGGGCTAGTATATTTATCTTTTAATATCTGCCAAGATGGGGTAGTAACCCATAGGGGTAGTTTACCCTCTGCTTGTAATTCTTTTCGTTCATCTGATAGCTCTTCATATATTGATTTATGTTTTTGTACCATTCTTAAATCCCTCAAATGTTTCTGGGTCAAACAGTTTCTTTATAGGTAACAACCACATCTTAGATGCATTGTTATCACCACCCATAACTGACTTCTTCCCCTTCATTGTTCTTATTATTTTCTTTAAACTCTTTGTTTCAAATACTAATGTACAGAATATATTATCATCAATACATAAATTATGAAACCAATAATCAGATTCAGTAGCATTAATACCGGATGGTTTCTTCCAACATTCATACTCAATACAAATGTTACCTGTCCTCATCCACATACCACGTTCACTTTTAACTTCTATCTTTTTATCTTGCAGCATAGATGCTACTTGTTCTTCTTTAACTTCCCCGTATGCTAAATCAATATCAAACTTTTTCCTATCTTCCTTTTTAGGTTTTGTATTATCTACCATGCGAATTTACCCTCCACCCAATCTCTTGTGTAATTGTTTCCTTGCTTTGCAAAGAAGTCGTGTAAAGAACCACTATTAATATTTTTATAAAACCAACTACTAATAGGGTCATACTCTACATTGTACATAGGTTTTATATCTAATTGTGATAAACAAATATTTAATCTTGATTGTATAAAGTTTTTCATTTGTTTAGCAGTAATGCCCTTGATATCTCCTTGTTCAAATATCATATCTATTATTCTACATTCATGTTCGTATATTTGTTCACAAGTCTTTTTAATTTTTACTACAAGCTTTTGATAGTCTTTGTCACTAACATTAGTTTCTTCCTTTAACTCTCTGTGTAACCAAGCCCCAGCCTCGCTGTGTAAGTTCTCATCTCTAACTGAGAAGTTAATACCAGCAGTCATATTCATTAGTTTATTTTTACCTTCCGCTTGGAAATGTTTTAGGAAAGCAAAGTTACTGTAAAGGATTGCACCTTCAGCAATACTACCAATAGCAGTAATATACAATGGGTCTTTATCTTTAAACTGCCTACCTATCCAATCCATTCTATCCTTTAATGTTTTATCTTTAGCATATCCAGAGTAGAAATTATCTGTATCTATTCCTAATACTTCATTTATCTTACGATAAAATTTAGCATGTACTGCTAGTTCAACTGTTGCAAAACTACTACTCATAGCTTGTACTTCATGTCTTGGAAAAGTATCTCTAATAAAACCGCCCCAATAATTCTCACCTACTTCTAACTCATACATAGTAAAAAGTTTTAAGACAGTAGTAACACCATGCAACTCTTGTGGTGTTAGTTTAGTTTTTAAATCATGTAGGTCTTTTTCCATTTCTATTTCGTGGGGTGTCCAAAAAATATCTTGTTGTTGCTTAGTAAATATATCAGCTTCTTTGTATTCTGTTACATAGTTGTTATCATTAATTAATAAACTCATTTTATTCTCCCCTTAAATCTTTTTTAATTTGACTTATTTTTATTTCTATCTTGTCTTCAAACCTTTCCACTAAATCTTCTGAACTTATTTCTAGTACTTCCATCAAAGTAATTTCATCTATATCTTTTAATTTTATACATAGTTCTTCAAATGTCATTCCAAATTTTTGTTCTTCTTGTCCATGTTTGTAATCAAGAAAGTTTAATATATCACCCATCACACACCTCTTAAATGTTGCTGCCTGTATTTGTATTTATCTTCTTCATTCAATGACATATATTTTTTTAGTTTATCACATTCTTTAACTGTAAAGAAAGCGAACTCTTCCTTAAAACACCATTGACCCATGTTTAATTTACTACCTTTCCTAACTTTTTTAAAGGGGTCGGATAAAATAAATATTAGTTCTTTGTCGGGGTAATGTTTCTTAACTGATTTATACTTAAGTGTATCTCCTGCCCTAAAAAAACCTTTACATTCTATCAGTACGTTACCTTTAACGAAATCAGGTACATACTTACGGTGAACTATATAGGGCATTCTCTCCGGTTCAAAAACAAAACCCATCCCTTTTGTCTTTGCTGCGAAGGTACTTTCTAATCCACTTCTGTATATGTTTTTATTTCTTTTTTGTCTTACTTTCACTTGTTAACTCCTTAACAAAATCCAAGGGGATTTGTTTGTTTTTCTGCAGCATCCATAGTAACTGTGCATTTTCTACGGCTCTTTGAAAACCGTCAGGAGCAAACTCTTTTTGATATAGGTCTAGCACTACTTTATCCCATTCTTCTCTAGGAGTATTATTAAGAAGTTTGGTAGCCTTCTTCTCACCTATACCATGTATACCAATAATGTTATCAACTTTATCACCCGTTAACATTTGCTTATAAAAGAATTGTTCTCCGTCTTGAGCTGTAACATCTTGCCAAGTTTCCTTGACATAATTATAATGCTTACCCTCCACCATTAATAAATCTTTATCAATAGTAGCTATTACTGTATCTTCCGTTTGAGATAAGGATAATGCATCATCAGCTTCCATGCCGTTAACTATCTGAGCTTTGTATTGTGTTACTAGATAGTCTTTAATAAGCTGATAGTGAACTGGTTTATCTACACCAGACCTATTAGCTTTATAATCTTCTCTAATTTTATATCTGAAATTATTTTTACCAGATAAGAAAATCTTGTAAGTATCACACTCTGTATTATTTAAAATATTATTTACAAATGTCTTACAAGAGTAAAGGGTATAAGGAACAGGCTCTGCCGTAACTTCACCTGTTTCCTTATCCTTTTTCTGACAAGCAAACCCAATTCTATAAACTATTGGGTCTCCGTCTATTAACAACTTCATAGTTAAAAGGGTATTTCTTCTGCAAACTCTGTGTCTGCTACTGCCTTTGCTTTAACAGGCGTACTTTTTTCAACTACTGGGCCATTAACTCTTTTATCATGCAAGTATTTAACCAAACCAAACATAGCTTTAGTGGCTACATTGTTTTCGTCTTCCGCATCTCCTACTGACATTTGAGCAGTTGCTGCGGGTGGTACTTGGTCTTGATATTTAGCAGGTATAGCGGACATGCTACTTATGTTATCATAAGTTCTATCCCCAGACTTGCTATGAGTAACGACAACATTGATTGGCATACCTAATACCTTATCCCAATCTGCTACCTCACCATCTCTGGCTGTGGGTACAAACATTTTGTAATACTTATATTCGTTACCACGTTCATTCATAGTTTGGAATATGTTGAAAGGTTTAGACCATAAGATTCTTGGTAATGTACCGCCATCTGATAAAGTCTGCTCCTGTCCTACTAACTCAATACCTAAAGAAAGCTGTTGAGCTGGTGGTTTTTCCTCACCTGCAAAGTTTCTTTCCTGTAAGCCTAAGTCAGCAACATAAACTAAACGACCTTCATGTTCACCTTCCGCAACATTAGTGTACTCTATAGTAGAAGTACTCTTCTCTGCTTGGGGTGATACTCTATTTATTGCCATAGTTTAATCTCCATTGTTGTTAATACTACTTCAGTATATCATACTCAATGTATTTGTGAATAGTCTTTTCCAAAAGAAATATCACAATCCAAGTCTCTGTTTAGTTTCAGAAGCTTGTTCACATTTTGTATAGATTCTTTTAATATTGCTGTTACTTCCTGTTGTTTATTTTCCTGTAATTCTAGGATAACTTCATCATGGAACTGAGCTGTTAATTGCTTTCTTTTCCTTACGATAAAGGCTAACCACATATCAAAGCAATATGTACCTGTACCTTGATTCAGGGTAGAGAACTTATCTTTATCTGCTTTAAGATAATAATATAATTCAGATACAGGATTCCATAGCCACATTTTTTCATCCACTATTCTAACTTCACAATTCTTTGCTATCTCTTTTAGTGACCAATTTCTTTTCCAATATGCTTGATGTATTTTAGTAGCTTCACCCTCACTAATACCTAACTGTCTTGATAAAGTAGTAACACCTGCTCCATAAGTACAGGCATAGTTACCACCCTTGTAATTATGTCTGAGCTGAGTTACTTCATCAGTCTTGTTACCGGATTTATATTCATCAACTTGTTCTTGTGTTACTGCACCTGCTGACAATGCTAAATCTAAATGTGGGTCAAAGCCCTCCGTTGTCATAGCTGTTACATATTCTGGGTCGTAGTCCCACATGTAATGC